ACATAAAAAATAAAACCCTTTCATTAATTTGAAGGGGTTTTTTGTTTAAACTTCTCAGCTAATAACTTTCTTAATTTATCATTAGTCTTTTCGCAGTTATGACCTTTAAGGTATTGTAATTCCATTTTCTTTTGTACTTCCTCTATTCTTTCTTCAAGTGTTTTCATTCATTTCCCTTTTTAATTAAATAATACCATAACCAAATTGCCTTTGACCGAATAAACTCGTATATAGCCCAAATTAGAATGTATTTCATATTAGAATAAATGAGTTAAACGACTTGTCTGCCCATATTCGTAATCGTGTATAAATCCTTCTACTGCTTTAGGTGCGTGCTGATAACCATTACGGTGATGCCAACTATCTGTACCACTTGGGCTTCTTAAAGCCTCAACACATACGCTCATATAATCTTTACTTATTTTATGGTGGAAATGATGTATATAGAAGTACTTGTGCTTGCATTTATTCCAATTGTCAGATTCGTGAGCCATAAGCATTGGTAAATCTTGCTGTTTTGCCCCGTCACCGTGAGTAGTTCCGATTAAATTATTTCCATAAACATAATATTTTCTATGCGAGATTGAGCAGTCAAAAGTGACATTTTCGCAATCTTTAAAATGAGTTTCTATTATTTGAGCCAAAAAGAAGCCATTTGTATAATCGTGATTTGAAGGATTAAAAACAACGTGAACATCTGCAACCGATATCATTATTTCTATAATATCTACATATAGATGTTTTGCTAAAATAAAATTATCGTGCCATTGCCCATCGGTATCTTGTGGAGTACCTGATGTAGTTGTTCGTTTAGGATTATCAATATGCAAAATATCATTCCCTATGACAAATAATATCTTGTCAATTGTATTGGGCTGTATTTCGGATAAAAGTCCATTACAACCATCTATTACCCTTTTTATGGCTACTTGGCTATTATAATCTTCCCCAGTTTCAAATGCGCTACAAAGTTTTCCTAGATGTATATCTGCCGGACTGAAAACAAATAGTCTTTTTCTTTGATTAGGATTTCTTTTTATAGTAGGGTATTTTGGAGTATAGTTTTTTAATTCCTCTATAAATTTTTGTTGTAGTTGTAGCGGATCAATTTCATTAGGGTCTGAATAATTTGGATTTTTAACAAACAATGACGCGCCTTTGTCTTTAATCCATAAATGCTTTACATCTGTATTTGCAACATCAAGTCCGTTTGTCGCCTCGTAAATACCCTCGTGTAAGTCTAGGATATGTTTTTCATTACGAGTTATGTATCGGGCTAATTCTCCTACTCTAGTATCTTCTAATCTGCTTTTATTAGTTTTAAGAATTAATTTAGCATAAAATGTACTCGTAGGCTTTGGCTCGTCATTTTGATGCTTTACTATTAAGTCCTTTATAACTTTATCATAACGCCTCCAAATTGAATTCATAGAATTAGATTTAAATTACTCAAAAGTAGTAAATTAACTAATAAGTACTACAATTTTACAACAAAATAACATAATAGTATAATGCATTGGTAAATTTTAATCCCTTTTTTTGCATGAATTTTCAATGACGTAGCACGCATATTTCTCTGCCGGATAATCTAACTGTAAATCATAAATTAATCCCTCATTAAAAGCGTCGATTATGATTTGTTTCAATTCTTGTTCGGTTAATTGTATCATAGTTACTATGTTTATTATTATACACAAAAATAAAGACTTTGTACATTATATTGTACATAATCGGAAAATAATAGATTTACTATAAAGAATTTTACACAAAAAAACCACTCCGTAAAGTGGTTTAGTTTTGTTTTTAGTCAGTGGCTTTTTATCATTCCAAAAACATAAATGAATGCTCATAACGGATTAAGCGTTCCTTTTTCTTTATACTGCTGTAGCCTCTAAATCTGCCTTAGTAGCAGTTAATTTGTCTACTAGTACTTGTACTTGTGCGGGTGTTGCACCGTTAGCTAATTGGTCTGTTAAATCTGCTATTGTTGCATCTAAAGTCGCAATAGTAGTAGTTACTTTTTCTTGTAAAGTATCTACTGAAACTTGTAATCCATCTACTAAGTCTGTTAATTCTTGAACGTTTGCCATTATTTTATCAATTTTTGTGTTAATTTCAGACAACACCTTGTCGTCCGAATGGTAAGTAATATTAAAAGTGAATAAACCCATAATTATCGGTTTTGAAGTTACAAATATAACAATTTATTTTTTGTAAAATGTTATGATAGTGTTATTTATTGTTGTTGCTCAGGCTCTAAATCAAATATTCCTGCACCCGCTTCTTTTGCTTCAAAGTCAATTGGCTCACCTTTTTCGTGTCTTTGTGATACAATTTCAGAATTTAATGTAGCTTGTTTTACCAAACGCTCGTCTTTTTTTGTTTCAAGAAAATCTAATTTCTGCATTTGTCCTCCTACTGTAACTTGAGCAACTGCTAATTCGCCTTGTATCTTCATTTTCAATTCCTCCATCGCATTTTGTCCACGCATTTGCTCTTTCTGCATTTCTCCTTGATTAATCAATTGCTGTAACTGTCCTTTAGCTTGTGCTTCCATTTGGATAGTTTGTTGTTGCATTTGATTTGCTTGTTGTGCGCTTTGCATTTGAGCTTGTGTGTTTGCCTGGATGTCAGCCATTTTTTGCTCTTGTTGTTTTTTCTTAAATTTATTTATTAAAATAGTCATATATTGAACGGCTAGATTAAAGTTTTTAACCCTTAAAACTTTATACTTGTCTGACACATCCATATACCCTTTTTCAATTGCAATGCTCATATCATTTTCTAACTTGGCTCTTTCCTCATTATCCAATTCTAATTCTAGGGTAATTGCGAAATCGTACAAGTGTAAATCCTTAACTGAGTCTAATGTTTTTACAGCAGTTGCGCCAATTTTTCTAGCAAAGTCTTCTTTTAAATCCGAATACTTAAGCAAATCAGCAACTCTATAACAAATAGCTTCTGCAATTCTTGAGGTAATATAACAAGACGCGTCTAAAATATGTTTAAGGGCTACCGTAGTTGCAAATGATGCAATTTTTTGAACACCTACTAATGTGTCTTTATCGGGAGTACTAGCATCTGACATTTTATTTAAACCTACTACGTCGCGTAATTGGTCCATATATTGCATTCTTAAAACCGCTAATGCTTGGAGTTTATCTAAGGAGTTACCCATTCGTAATTCCTCGATTGGTTTTCTGTAATTAGGGTCGCCGTTTGCCCCGTAGCTAGTTGCTAATATGCTACCTGTTTGAGTGAACATATCCCATAAGTTTTGAATACTAAGAACATTTCCATTTCCTAAATCAACTTCAGCTAATGCTGTAGGGTCAATTATATAACCATCGGGTTGCATTTTTTGAATAATTTGCTCGGCTTTTAACTCAATTATGTTCAACTTATCTTCTACAGGAATCATTCTTGCAACAGGCGAATCTATATAACCTCGTTCTCTACTAGGCGCACAACCGATATATTGGTCAATTACTTTTTGTTTGTTCGATTTTGGTCGAATCATATTTTCAGCAACTTCCCATTTCAGTAAAACGTCCGTGCCTAATACATAAACACCTTCCATCAAAACTTCTTCTTCAATGGTAGTCATTTTAATATTAGGATTTGTTTCGGGATTTCCTTTGTAGTTTGCGGGGATTATTCTTCTTTCACCCGTAGCTTTTTCTTTTATCTTTTTCTCTCTTTTACGAGTAGTTTTATAAGTGAAGTATAATAAGTTAGTCGTGCCTTTTATTCTTTGGTTTTGAGCAAGTAAATTATAATCCCACCAAGCAACAGCCGAACTATTTAACTTTGCTTTTATGCCTTCATTCTCAGGTAGATTTAGCCATTGGAATTCTATTAAAACGTCACTGATTGGAACCATTTTAAATTCACCGTGGTAAAAACAATCTCTGAAATAAGGGTCTTCTGTATATGATTGAATTTTGTTCTCTGGGTTTACATACTCAACCACAATTCCCCTTTCGGGAACAAATTTATGTTTTGCCCAACCGCATCCTAGAACGAATTCGTCCTTTTTAATCATTCGGTCGGTAGTTTCATTGTATAGATTTTCGTCAAGTACTGTAGCAATTGCAAGCTCTTCACAAAGCTCAATATCTTGCTTGTACTCTAATTGCATATGCAAGTTTAATTCTTCGTCTGTTTCCGGTAATTCGTCAACCGGCATACTTCCAATATCTACTCCTAGTTTTTTCTTGGCTTCGATAATTACATCCTTGGCGTTTCGGTCATTTTCTATCTGCTCTCTATAAGCAACTCTTTCAGAATATCCTATTGGG